AATGAGACCTGGACGGGTATCCTCAATGCCGTCAGGGGTGCTATCGAGTGGATAGCGCCCAAGATTCAGTGGTTTATAGATACTATCGGTGGCTGGTGGCGGGAGCACGGGGATGCTGTAAAAGAGATCGTGCGCATCCTATGGGATAAGATCAAAACTCTATTTGTGACTACCATCGGGGATATTCAGACAAAAGTGCAAACATTTTTGGCGGCTATCAAGCGATGGTGGGAAGTCCATGGCGAGACCGTGATGACGGTTGTGGATTTAATATGGGATACTATCAAAACCACATTTGAAACCGTTATTGGAGTTATTGGAGGCATCGTACAGGCATTCCTAGCGCTCCTAAAGGGCGATTGGACTACGTTTGGTGAAGAGATACGTGGCATTGTAGACACGATCTGGACGGGGATCAAGAAGGTATTTGAGAATTATATCGCCATAATTACGACTGTTGTTGGTGCAATTATCACCAGCGTAAAAGAGAAATTCACAGATACAGACTGGAAACAGGTGGGGCATAATGTCATCGAGGGCATCAAAAAGGGAATTGAGGGAGGCATTGAAGCCATCAAAAACGCGGCCAGAAAAGTAGCCGAAGCGGCTCTTGCCGCCGCCAAAGGCTTTTTGGGTATTTCATCCCCCTCGAAAGTCTTTGCCGAGATGGGCTTGCAGATCATGGCAGGATGGGCCAAGGGCATCGACATGGGCGAGGCCAAGGTGCTGCAAAAGATCAGCAAGAGCGTCGCAAAGATCATTGATGCTTTCTCTGTACTGACAAAGCTTAGCGTGGGCACTGCCCCTAATGCGGCGGGGTTCAAGGCATATCTAGGACAGTTTCGCATTATGATAGACGCGATGATCACCATGCTGGATGAGCTTGAGCGTGTCGTGGGTTACAAGCGACTCAAGGTTCTGCAAAAGGACTCGCGCAAAATCCAGAAGATGTTCGAGGCAGTTATTCAAGATTTCTCTGCCATCAAACTCTACGATCTGCCAGATATGGGAACGTGGCGAGCACAGTTTCTATTGGTGGCCACTAACGTTATTCAGGCAATTCAATCCCTGGCGACAACGTTCTCCTCGACTGGTTTAGCGGCGGCAGCGGAGGCATCATCGGCGATCTCCAGTATTATGGGTATCGTGCGTTCTGTCGTGGATTCGATAACCGCGATCAGTGACTATGAGCCGATTGCATCCGTCAAAGACAAGATCGCCAATGCCTGTGATCGCCTAAAAGAGATCGTGCCCGCGCTGCAAGGAGTTGCGAGACAGTTTGAGCTTGAAGGATTGACGGCGGCCGCGGGATTGCTGGCTGCAATCAGTCAAATAGTCGGCGTAATCAGGCCCGCCGTAGATGCATTGACAGCACTCGCAGACTATAAACCGATTCAATATGTGCGGGGACGCATAGAATCTCTAGTGCACGATCTTTCGTTGATCATTCCTGCGCTAGTAACCCTCGCGGGCAAATTCGAGCTTGAAGGCATCGAGGCGGCATCGGCATTTGCAAGGGCGGCTGGGGGCACTGTGTCTATCATCAAGCCCGCCGTAGATGCATTGATAGCACTCGCAGATTATGAGCCGATACAATATGTACGGGGGCGCATGGCATCTCTCGCGCAAGACCTCGCGCAGATCATCCCAGAGCTTCAAGCGCTTGCATCTAAGTTCAAAATCGAGGGCATCGAGGCCGCCTCGGCCTTTTCACAGGCGGCCAGTGGCATCTTTGGCATCATTGGTCCAGGCATCCAGGCAGTACTCGCCTTGCTGGCCTATGAGGGCACGACCAACATTAAAGACAGGGCTGAAAACCTACGCGACCGTTTGGCCGAGATCATCACCGCGATCAGCAACATAGCGGGAGACTTTGCCATTGAGGGGCTCGAACAAGCAGCGGCGTTTGCTGCAGCAGCCACCACCATTATCGGCATCGTATCCCCAACGATTCAGGCGCTCATAGACCTGCTCAAATATGAGGGTGGCGATGTTCCGGCAGCGCTGGCACTTTTCAGAGCAGATCTGAATATCCTGCTCACTGGCCTAAGTGATATAGGGCGCGATTTGTCGGATGAGGGGCTTGCAGATGCCATCGTATTCCGCGATGCGGCCGAGGACGTAAAAACCGCAATTACAGCGGGGCTAGATTCTATCAGCGCCATAGAGACGGCGGCGGGAGTTGGTGAAGGCGCGACATCTGTATTAACACTATTTGCCGATTCAGTGCAAACCAATTTATCACGGGCCGTTACACATATCTCGGATGCCCTGAGTGATATTCAGATCATATTTGGCACGGCGCTGCAAACGCTGCCACGCCAGGCATACAATCTCGGTGCCCAGATCGGGCGAGAACTAGCACGCGGATTCGCTGTATCAACAGGTGGACTGAATCTGCAAGCTGTGACAGCGGGCGGGGGCGGTGGGGGCGGTGGGACGCAGATCACGAATAACTATAATCTACAAGCCGTCTATCCGAGGTATCAAGATGAGATGGTCCTTAGTAATTATGTAGCCGCGCTGAGGTTGGCATCATGACCGCGCATTTTTGGATCAAGGACGTGTGGAGCACAAAGCTAGAGCTGACATCGGATTACAGCGTCCATACCGTGCAGGGGCTGGGCCTGCTAGAGCCACAGTATACGATGCGGGCGGGCCCCCAGCAGCAGGGCGTCTCGATCATCAATGCGCGGCATGGGGCACGGTTCATCACGTTCAACTATTCGCTGGTGTCAGCAGACAGAGCGACGCGCTGGACAGACCGGACAGAGCTGCCCGACATGCTGGCAAATCTAGAGGAGGATGCCGTCTTTGGCATCACTTATGACGATGCGACGGAGCGCCAGCTAGATGTGCGCTTTGCCGGTGGCCTAACACTCCCCTACGACGCGAAGAACGGGCCGCGGCTTACCAGGGATGTGTGCATCCTCATAGCACGCAACCCATACTGGTACAACCCAATCCCGGTTATCTATCCCTATGCCGTGGGCGGCGGTAGTGGGAGTTACGAATTCCCTCTCACTTTCCCCATTGACTTTGGGGCATCTACCATTGATGCCAGCGAGACGAAGCGCTACAACGGGACAGCGCCAGAGTATCCTGTTATCGAGATCACGGGGCCCGCGGCAAACCTCGTTATCACGAATGAATCCACAGGTGACAAGCTGGACTTTACAGGGCACACGATCAATGCAAGCGAGGTTGTCACGATCAACCTGGCGGCGGGGTACAAGACGGTTACAAGTTCTACAAGCAATACAGACATAGCAGATTTAACCAGCGATAGTGATCTCATCACCTGGCACATGGCACCCGAGAGCGAGGTCATTAACGGGGATAACGTGATCCACGTCGAATGTAGCGCGGCGACAGGATCGACCAAGATCGTATTCACGCTTTATGAACGATACCTAGCAATCTAGGAGGCTATTATGAGTGAGTGGAGTATGCCCTTTGCAGACCAAGACCCCGATGACGAGGATGGACGGCCATATACCGACGCGGAAATCAGACAGATGCACCGCGCGCTATTCTTGCAAGACGACGAGGCAAACGCCTTCCTGCTAGAGGGGGCGGGTAACGAAATGGCTGTCACAGCGCCATCGGCGAACACGATCCGCGTCAATACCGGCGCGGCGACTGTAGACGGCTTTTTCTACATCAACGATGCTTCCAATGATTTGTCGGCAAACAGCGCGGCGGCGGGACAGTCCAGGCGTGACCGCGTGATTATCAAGGCGGATTGGGCAGCGTTCAAATGCCGCCTGGCACTCAAAGAGGGCACGACTGGCACGGTGCCAAGTCTGACACAAACGCGCAACACGGTCTGGGAGATGTCCCTTGCCTGGTATGACATAGACGACGCGGGCGCAATCACGAACCTGACAAGCGAAGTGACCGACGCCTCAATGGCGCACTTTGCGACACGCGTGAGCTCTGACATGATTGACGGAAAAGCCGTAACAGCAGCCAAGCTGGCAGCGGATGTTGCAGGGGATGGGCTAGAGGGAGCAGATGGCTCTGCGCTTGCGGTCAAGGTAGATGGCAGCACTATTGAGATCAGCGGCGATACGCTAAAGGTCGTGGGGGGCGAAGCAAGCATTCGCATCATAGGCGAAATTACACAGAACGCTGCCGCCACGCTGGGCGGCTCTGATGGGCGGCGCATGGTCGTTAGCGGCACGACCTATGAGTCGTGGGTACACTGCGACGGTGGGGCAAGCGTGAACGGCGTGACCATCCCCGATATACAGGATAGAGTAATCGCAGGGGCTAGTGGAAGCCACGCAACAGGCACGACCGGCGGAGCGGACGCTGCAGACCTGACGCACAACCACGGCGCGACAGGGCTGAGCATGACAACGGTGGGGAATCACAGGCATGGATGGGATACGCCCATAGATGTGATGGACGGGACAGATCATTCCGTAGCGCATATTGGGGGGGATACTACATACGCTGGCGACCACTACCATACCATGCAGGGCCAGACCGCAAATCAATCGGGCCAAAGCGCCGTCGATATTCGGCAAAAGACTATCTATCTCTACACGTTCATCTATGTTGGAACATAAGCATGATCTCATGGCGCATCGATCTCTACAACGAAGCTGGCGCGCATGTGCAAATCATCGATACACACGCCGAGTTAGGCGCGCCTGAATTCAGCTTTGTCTCTGAGGTCAACGGCGTTGGCGCTTTTGCCATGACGATGGACGCAAAAGCGCCAAAGCTGGCCGACGTAGAGCAAGACGGGCAGGTCGAATTCTGGTGGCGGGACGATGAATACTCGATAGATTGGCGCAAGGAATTCGAGGGATTCATGCGGGCCAAGCACCACAACTACAGCGCTGAGAAAGGCCATCAGGTTACGATAACGGGGTATAGCTACAATGACCTATTGCGGCGGGCCATTGTAGATGCTGCGGCTGGCAGTGCGGCGGCGAATAAAGACGGCGTTGCAGAGACGGTTATCAAGGCATACGTGAACGAGAATATCGGCCCAGGGGCAGGGGCGCGGGCGCGCTCTGGCCTGACGATAGAGGCGGATGGCGCCAATGGCAATAGTGACCACTGGACAGAGCCGAGCAAGAACCTGCTCGATGTTTGCCAGAGAATAGCGCGGATCGGCGGCGGGGACTTTGCCATTGTGGGCAATGGCACGGCCGCTTTTCAGTTCAAGTGGTATGACGGGCAATATGGAACCGACCGGAGATCAACTGTCATATTCAGCATTGAACGGGGCAACCTCGACAACGTGCAATGGGATGAATGGGGCGATGATACCAACGCCGTGATGATATTGGGACAGGGGAGGCAAGATGATCGTTACCGCACCTGGTATACTGATGCGACACGCATAGCAGAAACGACCTGGAACAGACACGAGGCCGCCAGGGATTGCAGGGACGTAGCCGATACCGACGTATACCAGAGCCGTGCCGATGAGTGGCTAGAGGAGGGGCGGCCCAAGCAGAATGTGCAGCTTGAAGTTGTGCAGCTCCCGGGGTGCGCTTACGGCAAGCACTACTTTTTGGGCGATTTGGTCACGATGCACCTTGGCGGCACGGACTATGACAAGAAAATGGTCGCCGTAACGTTCAAGACAGATACTAAGGGGACGAAAATCATACCGGAGTGGGAAGACTATGCCTAACGTAAATCTGCAAGATCCCGTTTTGGCGCAGATGTGGAATGAGATTAGGGCGCTTAGAAGCGAGCTGAACCTGCTGCGCGGTGGTGAGTACATTGCCGAGAGTGGCACGACGCAGGCTATCCAAGGCCACGCGGTGCAGGATCACGCGCCGGAGGATGGGGAGGGCCTGTTCTGGGTAGCGGGGAATAGCCAGTATGAGCCGAGCGCGCCGCCGCTCATCGGGTGTCGCTTGCGGAACAGTGCAGATGAAGCAACGGTGAACAACACCCTGGAATATCTTGACTTTGATACTGAGAGCTACGATACCGACGGGATGCACGAGGGGGTCACGAACCCCAGCCGTATCACGATCAAGACAGCAGGGGTCTATGCGTTTGGGGCTGTAGTAAAATGGGAGGCAAATGCTACTGGCCAACGACTGGTGCTGCTATACATGAATAGAACTACACTGATTGATGTGGATGAGCGAGATGCGACTCCTAATGGAAGGCCCTCATATCTCAGGATTGCCTCCACACGCGAGTTTGCTGTAACCGATTACATTGAGGTGCGTGTTCGGCAAACGTCAGGGGGGGATCTCAATGTGGAGTCAGCTAGTGACTACGCCCCCGTCTTCTGGGCATACAAGATCGGCGACCCAACGTGACATGCTCTCGTGCCCTTCTCATCCTGGCCCTGTTGCTCATCTGCGTGACGATCAGCGGGGCGGGCGGTGCACCCAAAGCGGGGGCAATCGCACCCAAAAGCGATACATGGCTGTACGGATCAGCACAAACAGCCGACGGCGTAAACGGCCAGCGGCCGCAGGCTGTGGCAGGCGTGACGGTCTCGCGCCAGAGTCGCACAAGCACGACAAACATCTCGGGCTCATGGGGCTTCTACTGGCCGCTGGCGGGCAACCAAGTATACATATTGGATATACAACTACCCGAAGGCTACATGATGACAGACGTGCTAGGGCCAGGGGTGACGGCCTGGGGCCAAGATAGCCTCACGTTTCAGACGGGTATAGTGGGGCAATTACAGGGGCCATACCAGATCATCATATCACAAATGATATGCCCCACAGAGACGCCAGAAGCAACACCGACCCCACCGCCATACTTACAGCCGCCGAGCTACTGGCCCTGGCCGATAGTCGTACCGAGCGTCGCAGATCAGCTTGCCATAGCAGACGGAGCGCGACAAGCACGCGGCGGGCCATTCCAGCCAATAGCAGACATGCAGAGCAACCGACTGTGGCAGATCGCGCAGGACTATCAGTTGGGCGCTCAGTTGGGGCAAGAATACGAGTGCAACGGGTACAGGTGCATGGAGTTTGTCCAGGGGATCGTGATTCTTGACGGTATAGGATATGGCGTCGTTTCGCCTTTCGGCTCGTGGGGCAGCAATCCCACAAAGGATCAAAACAGGAAAGACTGAGGCACCACATGGCAGAACCAACAAACGGTGCAACGAAAACAAGAATCACCCTGGCGGTGCTCAATAGAACAATTGAGTTGCAGGGGCAGTACACGCGCGAACGGCTGGACTCGCTAGAGACAGCTATCCACGCCATTGGTGCGGAACAGCGTGTCTTACATGATCGAATCAGCAAGGCAAAAGCAGAATCAGCAAAGGCAGACGCTGAGATAGGGAGGGAGATCGCGACGCTCAAGACAAAAACGGGCATCGTGGCGGGGATAAACTCCACGCTGGCCGTCATAGGATCAGTGATAGCGGCAAGACTCGGAATGACCAACTAGCACAACCGAACACCGAGGGGAGGGAGTAGATGCCTTGCGTTGCATACACCGGACAACCATCTATGAGAGTCGGCGGGATGAGTTTCATCTGTATCCTATCGGCGACGTTCACCTGGGGAACCGGCATAGCGAAGAAAGGAGACTCAAAGAGCTAATCAAGCTGATTGAAGATGACCCGATGGCCTACTGGATAGGGCTTGGTGACTATTGTGAGTTTATCAGCAAGAATGACCCTCGCTGGGACGTGGACGACTTGGCAAACTGGCTACTGTAGGCCCGATCAAAGGCAAGTGCTTGGGTGCAGTGAGCGGCAACCATGAGGATTCTATCTTTCGGCATAGTGAGGTAGATCCGTATGGCTCAATCATCGAGGGGCTAGCAGACAAGGAACACGCGCATAGGCTAGACCATCGGGGCATGATCGTCTGGCACCTGAAACGACTAGGTAAGGGTAGTAGCTGGCCGCTCAAGATATTCGTGACACACGGCTCAGGGGGTGGGCGCAGCAAGGGCAATGCGGGTAACAAGTTGGGCAAGCTACTATGATCGTGCAACGCGCTGGTCAGAGAGAGAGCAGGCGGGCGCTGGTACACGCAATCTGCATACCGGCACTATGCGGTGATATGAAATACGCAGCAGAGAAGGACTATCAGAGCTTGCCAACGGGCTGGGCAAAGATCACAATAACGCCAGACAAGCAAGAGATCAAAGTAGAAATGAATGTAAGGTGATACAAAGTCTCTCAAGCACAACATAACCTCTATACTTGTGCACAAGTATAGAGGTATCTATCCCATAACCTCTATACTTGTGCACAAGTATAGAGGTATCTATCCAACTTTGGCAAGATACGTTCACAAAACGGGGAAATATGGACAGGAAAGCGCGACGTGTCCAGGACATCGACAAGTCCTATAGAGACGGGTACATTGATGGCTGGCTGGCTGCCGTGACCGCCTGGAAGCGGCTTTGCCAGAAGATGCACTGGAGCACAGCGCTATACGTATTGCGCACGTATTGGCAGGACAAGCTAAGGAGAACAAGGTAACATTTCCGCCGAGATTAGAGCCATAAGGAGGCTATCATGAGTATTGCTGAGTTCGTTATTGAATGGCGCGAGTTTGGCCTGGGGGTGGCATTGCACAATGCGCTCTTTACGTTTGTACATAGACACGATGCACATGTGAGAACATGGGGCTATAAGTAATAGGAGGCTATCATGGGAATCGAGTTTACGATCTGGGGACTAGGCGGGGCGGTGGCGACAGCACTGCTAGTCCAGCTATTGAAGGTGCTTTGGCCCGATGCGATCAAAGACCGCTGGGCCGTGGTTGCCTCGGTGGGAACGGGGCTGGTGCTTGCGGTGGTGGCTTACTTTGCCAAGGCAGTGCCGCTGGTCGCAACGGTATCGCAGATCATCGGGGCAGGGCTATTGGCAGGCTTGGCGGCTTGTGGCCTATACAGTGCGGCCAAAAAGCGCTAGGTTTGACAGGCGAATTACGGCGTGCTATACTCAACTTGCCTCTGCCAAGCAGTCATGGCCCAGTGAAAGCGCGAATGCGTCGTAGCTGGGCGCGCTCCCGTGCGGTGACATCTGGGTACATCCAGGTGCTCGCTCGAAAGAGAGGAGCCTAGCCGCACGGGGGCAGACTGGCTGGATGGGCCGGGGGATCCCGACCGCAGGGGGCAGGCTCGGAAGGGCCTGCGCGCCCTGTTACAAAACAGCATATCATCATCTCTCCTCCTTGAGATGCGCCTGGTTTCTCCTTTCGCCAGCCGCATCAAGCAAAAACGCCTGGAATGACGACGCCAGGCGTTTTTGCTTGTATGAGCCGCAACAAGGGGCTGCCAGAGCACGCGAAAACAAGCTATTTGGGCTATTTATGCCCGATTTATGGCCCAAAACTTGACAGGCTCTGAAAAATAGTGTATACTGTCCATAGAAATGAGAAGCAAGAAAGGAGAGATCATGGAATACGGCACACAGCTACTGGTAATGCGAGCGGCCAGGAGCCTCACGCAGGCCGAGACCGCCAAGAGGGCGGGGATCACGGAAAAGGTGCTTGGCCTGGTAGAGCGAGGAACGGTGGAGCCTGGGTACGAGATGAGGGAGCGCCTCACTGAGGCTCTGGACTGGCCACCCGAGGGGCTGGCAGAGATCGCCTTTGCTATCCTGGAGGGCACAGCTAGGACCCCCGATGTTATAGCAGCGATGCTAGACGGCACAGCGAGTTTTGGAGATGTCGCATGACCATACGAACGGCAATAGCCGAACGAAAACCACGCGGATACTTAGGTTGGTGGCTCCTGTTTCCCCGAGGGACTGACCACGGGGCAGCGGCGGCACGGTTCGAGGAGAAGTACGGATACGCACCTGAAAGAGTGTGGCAAGACGCAAGCAACGTATTCGCAGGGCCAGCGCCCGAGAGAAGGGAGATGACAGCATGAGTCAGCATCGCGTTTCGTTTGTAGAATCAGGAGAGCACGAGAGTATATGGCGCGCTATGCTTAGAGCCGAGCGCAGACTCTTTGCTCTGGAGCAGGCCAACGCCAGTCTGCAAGAGCGCGTCAATGTGCTAGAGCGCTTGGTAATGATGACAGAGGAACAGCGCCAGGCATGGAACAAGGCGCGGCTGGAGGCGGGCGAATGACCTTACAAGAATATCGCGACCAGCTTGACCCATCGGGAATTTGGAGTATTGCGCAAAACAAGCCAACGCTGATTGCAAGTGATCTAGAGCCCCTGGGAATACCAAGGGAAATCACATACTCTATTCTCTTGGGGCGCGGGGTGTTTAAGTGGCTTGCTGTTCGCCGTGACCTAATAGGACTCAAGGATAGCTGGAAGAGCCGCGTTACGGCTACGATTGCAGTCATCCGCAAGGCGAAACAAGCAGGAGATTGGCAACAGCTTATGTATCAGCGTGGGTATCTTAGGGCTTATGAGGAAGCCAGGTCTGACATTCGGGATTTATGCCATTCGGAGCGGTTCAGAGTCCAGGACAACGACAGCGCGGCACAGCGTTTCTTGCAACAACTTGGCGAGACGACAGGTATAGGAGAGGAGGACTTGCGTGATAACACAAGCCGGTATGATGAGAGATAAGCCAGCCCGTCTGCTCTGCGCATGGTGTCTCGCAGAAGGCAAGAGCATTGAGGAGTCTACGATTCGCCGGACAACCACATACGATGGTAGGCCATCACACGGGATTTGCAAGAGGCACTTTGATATAGAGATGGCAAAAATGGACGCCGAAGATGCCAAAAAGGGGAAGTTGATGCAATGAAACTAATACTCGCGATCATGTTGGCACTGGTGATCATGTCGGGACTAGACGCGAACAGGTGGCCGGACGCAAAGAAGGGAGAGCGATGATGACGCGAACAATTAGTATTAAGATGTGTGCGCGATGCAATGGTGAGGGGATTATAGGCCACTTACCCTACTATGGTGACCCACATGACACAACGGAGACATGCCCTATTTGTGAGGGGAGCGGGCAGGTTCTGGCAGACGAGAGGGGCAACGTCGTCGGGCCCTATAAGCGCAAGCCACTGATAACGACGTTCCGGCCGGCGCCGCCATTCTGAGCGCAACACAAGAAAGGAGAGAAATGAGCAACGAGATGACGGTTATCGAGCAAGGGGGTCTTACGGCTGAGCAGGTGGGCCTGATAAAGCGCACGATAGCCAAGGGCGCAACGGATGATGAACTCGCGCTATTTATCAATCAGTGTAAGCGGACTGGGCTTGATCCGTTCGCACGCCAGATTCACATGGTCAAGCGCTATGATCGCAATGAGAAAAAGTACACTATGGCTATTCAGGTCGGCATTGACGGCTTCCGCTTACAGGCGGAGCGCACAGGGAAATATGCTGGGCAAACAGGGCCGTTCTGGTGTGGCAAAGATGGCGAATGGCACGATGTATGGCTTGAAGATGCGCCGCCAATGGCCGCCAAGGTCGGCATACTGAGAAGCGACTTTGCCGAGCCGTTGTGGGCAGTGGCACGATACAGCGAGTATGTGCAAACCAAGAAAGACGGTGGGCCAAACTGGATGTGGAAAAAGATGCCGTCCAACCAGCTCGCCAAGTGTGCTGAATCGCTGGCTTTGCGTAAGGCGTTCCCACAAGAACTATCAGGACTCTACACACCTGAAGAGATGGGACAGGCCGATAATGGCAATCACGAAATACCTAGCACCGAAACCATCACAGAAGTGCCATTTCAATTGCCAGAGAAAGCAGAAGCACAAGAAAAGATAGCACCACCTCCTGCACCTGTACTTGAAAGGCAAGAGCGCCCCTGGTCGCCCGCGCATCTGAAAGCCGTGATTAGCAAGGCTATTGCTGACAAAGCTGGCCAGCCAGAATCTGACAAGCTCGCGGGCTTACGCGGTACAACAGTTGGGATGCTCAACGGACTATTCTCGCACCACAGCAAAGACGCAGCAACGATAGCGCGCCATCAGCTAACAGATTATCTGATCGGCAAGCCTAGCTCAAAGTCGTGGAATACGGCAGAGTGCCGGACATTGCTCGGCTGGGCACAAGAGGTACTAGACGGCGGCGAAACGATACCAAGTGGCCTAGCAGTACAAGAGGCCGCCAAGGTTATAGGTCTTGTGGATAAAGAGGCAGGGCAGCAAGCGCTTGATATGGCAAGGGCCGAGCGGGATAACGCCCCGCCAGCAGATGAATTTGCTACGAAAGTGCCATTCTGAGAATACAAAGGTGTTGGCTCACGGGGCCAGGGCGGGTGATCACAGGCCCCGGCCCAACAACAAGAAGGGAGAGTAGAAAGGAGAAGCATGTCAATTCTAACAGATGAACAAATGAAAGAGATACTAGACGGGGCGATGGAGCAGATACGAAAGTCTGTGATCGAGGAGGCAAAGAGCCAGGCAACTTGGGCTGTCAAGACGGCGGTGGCTAGCAAGGTAACGGAGATCATCAGACAGTTTGTTGAGGACGAAATCAAGCCGGAAATTCTGGCAAGTCTAACCAAGAACAAGTCGATTCTCATTGAGGCGGCCCTAGCATCAGCGCAGGAGATGGCTGTGGAGATTGCCAAGGCTATGACGGAAACGGTGGCCGAGAACCTTGGAACATCATATAAGCGCAAGAAAATCATAGGGGCACTGTTTGACTAAGCATCAATGACGGCGCACAGCGCATCGGTGCAATTCCGAACGCCGTCACATGCCATAAGGGAGTTCAGGCCATGCGGCTAAGCCGCGACCCGTGCGGGGATCACTAAAGGATGGTTACGACGGGAACCGCACAAACGACAAAGCTGGAAGCAAGGTCAGCCAAGCTCGGAGCATAGCCGAGCAGCCCCCGTGGGCGTAATGGTAGCGTCGCTGTGTTGTAGACAGCAAGTCTCGGTTCGAGTCCGAGCGGGGGCTTTTGACAATAATGGGAGACTTGGCCTAAAAACCGCGATGCCCCTTATGCAAACCGACGGGGGAGCATACCGCAAGTGACTTATATGATCACGAGTGCCCGACGGGGCAGCCGAGAAAGGCCGATATATTGGTCAAGTATTGGTGAGGGACCAAGACCGGGGGTTGTGGGCGGGTTTTGATAGCGAGAACAGAAGGGAGAGATGTACACAATGGCAGATAAGGTTCTGAGAAGGGACTTTAAATTTCGCATCATTGTTGAGCTTGGCTGGTTCGGCGGAGAGGAGTTCCGGTTGCTGGACATAAACCTATTCGAGGTACTTGACGACTCAGTGTGGTGCGGCGTGCAGATCGCTAAATTCCATATTAACTTGGGAGTAGAAGCGATATAAGCAACGGAACAGAAGGGAGAAGCATGAATGCACGAAAGCGAATGGCTGTTAGGACAATCAGGCATGGCCGCGTGAAGATTGGCGGCAAGTGGTTCATGCCAAACGAGCACCACATGAAATATGACGGCAGGCTTGACGGGATGCGATATGCCTTTGGCCGCTACTGGACATCGGGGAAACCGTTGCCATTCGTCTCCATGTGGGGCACAGAGGCTTGTTATAAGGGAATCCATGATAACCCAGATTGGGAGGATACAGAATACGATGATCCGTCGCATATCACGCAAGACGATGGCAGTGTGGTTTGCGCATGGGTGTGGTGGGACGAGGTGACAGCATGAGCAAGCTAAAGCCGTGCCCGTTTTGTGGATATGTGGAAGTCACAAAGGTTTTTCGAGATGATACCTGGTACTATGTCATATGTGACAAGTGTGGCGCATGTGGCCCCGCCGATCTGGGTAAATCTGGCGCTATCGAAGCATGGAACGAACGCAAGGAGCCGAAAAGCCACGACGAGGTGCTCAATGACACCTTGGAATTGCTCAGGGGGATCTTCAATGCACCGCGCGAGAACATCGGGCCAATAGAATGCTATAGGCCTCGACTGAGCGTGAAGAGAGTCAATGGGCTGGCATGGCGAATAGAAAAGCAACTGAAAGGGATATTGGAAGGGGGGAGCGATGAGTGATACAATTATGATGACACACTATGACAGGAAAGCTGAGGCAAGAGCCAAGGCGCTCCGTGAGGTGCGCCATGCTCTTGGCGTGTCCATCATCGGCGCTGTCAAGAACGCTGGCGACCTGGACGAGCTGGGAGCCCGACGGTTACGCGTGCTGCTTGATACTGTTAAGATAGCGGCGGATTACGCAGAGGAGCAGCTAAATGCTATCCAGCTCACAGAGTGGAAGGGGGCAACAGATGAACGCCAGAATTAAAGGCCACGTTATCAAGTACAAGGAGGCAAAAGGTTGGGGTTATGACGGTACCGAGGACGATCTGATATGCACGATTAGAGATGCCAAGCGCGTACACCGCGAAGAGGTGGGGCAGCACCGGTGGTGGACTGACTACTTTTACGTCGTCGAAATAGACGGTATGTTTATTGGTTATCTGGACGCAGAGACCACTAGCGATATATCTGCCGAAGAGTGTGGATGTGAGTTTGACCCCGCGACCATTCGCGAGGTGCGGCCTGTTGAAAAGACAGTGACTGTCTATGAGAACGTAACGGAAGGACAAGATGATGGCGACAATGACGCAAACTAAGAGCGGCTTCGGTTTTCTCGGGTTCGCAGCGATC